CTTAAACCAAAAGCTTATTTGAAAGCTCCTCAACTAATTTGTACTCTCCCACACCACACACCAACACAATGTTTTCATACATTAAGCAAATCTTCTTTCGACCTCCCGAAACTGGAACCAACTTTGAACGAGTCCACAACTCACCTTTCAAACCCAACCCCCCATCCGTTAACCCAGATGCCGTTGAATCACACAAGATCACCGTGCTCAGGTCAATGGCTAAGTTCCTTAACACTACAGAGATTGAATTCGTCCTTTCGCAGCGCAAACGCTCCCAAGTGACTGAAGAATCAATGCTGTATGACTTCTTTAGTGGCGACATCCCTTTTCACAAAGTGAAAAAGGATTTGCACTATTATCATGCATTGGCGCGAACTCACCAAGCGTTCTCACCTCCGCATAAGTGCCGTCCCGTTCACATCCTAGATGTAGAACACCACTACCCACATCGAATGTCCTCAAATGCAGAAGCCCCTTTCTCCACAGAACCCTTCTTCCGCAAGCAACTTCGCGACCCCCTTTATCGTGAACGCAATGCTATCACCGACACCGATCCCCGCCCCTCTTTTGGCAACATGAAGAACATCATCTTTGACTGGTCCCGCCGCATTCATCACGAAATCAAAAACGGCCAAGACTTTGACAAATACCTTTACTACATTCTTCTGCACACCAAAACCGCCCTCATAGACATAAAAGATCCCAACAAGCTCCGAAGCATATCTGGATTCCCACGTCCACAGAATATCGCTTACGTCATGCTCACGTGGTCCTACATGGCCGACCTCAAGCGCCGTATAGGCCAAACCCCTCTCCTCTGGGGTTACGAAACCATCCTCGGTGGCTGGTTCAGACTCAACGCTGAACTCTTTGCCTCCCACATCCGTGGATCCATCGTCACACTTGACAAATCTCGATTTGACAAGTTCTTTTCTTTTGAGATTCAAGATGATATCGACACAATGGTACGAACGTTCCTAGACTTCGACCACGGTTACATCCCGACTCAAGAGTATCCTCACACCGATCTTACCTGGTCTAAAGATAAAGCAGCCCGCCTCAACAACTTATGGCAATGGCTGTGTTACTCTTTTCGCCAATGTCCTACTGTCATTTTTGACGGTAGTAGCTACAAACGCAAATGGTTTGGAATGCCTTCCGGCGTCTACACCACGCAATTGTACGACACAATTCACTTCTCCATCACCAACTACACCGTGCTGTTCGTTATGCACTTTACTTACGAACAAATTCTCTTGCACAAAGGTGAAGGCGATGACATCATATTCAAGCTGTCTGTTCTTATCCCACCTAACGAACATCAAGACTTCTTGGATGAATATTCCTCTATTGACAAATTGTACTTCGGTTCAGAGACACGTCCTAACAAATGTGAGATCCACAACGATCCACAAGACGTTCAAGTCCTTGGATACAGAAACAACCACGGTATGCCGCACCGCGACTACCTCGAGCTACTTGCTCAACTGTACCACACCAAGATGACCACTCCAACACCATCGAAGACAATGGCAACTAGTGTAGGCATAGCCTACGCTATCATGCGACCCGACAAGCCTGAAACCCTCAAGGCTTACAAGGTCTGCAGAGATATCTTCGAATACTACGCTTCACAAGGTTACACACCTGACGAACGAACTTTCAGACTCACGTTTTACCAAGACGTTTTAGTCGGAACATCTGTTCCTTACGATAAGTTCCCTAGCGTACAAGATATCCAGCACAACCTGATGAACTACAGTTACGAACCACCTTCAACCATGAAGCGCTTCTGGCCTGACTGGTTTATTAGTGATTTTTAAGCTGTACTTTTCTCCTTGACCCGGAGATTTACTTTGGCG